CACTCCTCGGGGTTGATGCTGATCTTACCATGACCATCAGCGGATTGGCTTACCTCGACGTATTCGCCGCCCCCTTCATCGACGATTTCGATGTCAGTGCATTCCATCGAGAGCATATGGTCGTCGGTGGGTGACAGCACCCATTTGATCGGTCGTAGTTTCATCGTCCCTCCAACCATTTCTTGAGGTCTTGCAGTTCTGCCTCCTTGAGTTCCAGTTCCTTGATCCGCTTGTTGGCTCCGGCCAGTTGCCGCTCCAGTTGTCTTGCGAAACCGATCTTCACAAACTGAGTAAATCCCGCCGTGATGTAGGTCTGTCGGTCTGTGCGCGGGGTTTTACTGACGACCATTTTGTTGGCGTTAACAAGATGGTTCACGGCTTGGCCTCCTTGGCTTTGCGGATTAACTCCTCAACTGGACACGGTTCACCCGATCTGTGCTGATGCTTCTTTCGGTGGTGCAGATGATTGCAGTCCACTACTACACATCCCAACGCTTCCTCCAGCCGCTTGATGCGCTCATTGGCTTCGTTGAGTTCGCGTTCCAGCCTCCTGCACAGCATACCAAGATCGGCCACGTTGTGCGGAGTGCTGTCTGATATTGGGGTGTCGCTCATTTCGATTCCTTCTTCTTCCGGTTCTTTGTCCAGTAACTAACCTCGTAAGCTTTCACTCGCTTGAATGCTTTGTACGCTTCACCGGCTTCCTTGCGGCTCAGCACCATCACTCCATTCCCATCGTTCACGATTCTCTTCACATTATCGCTCATCGCCCACCTCCCAGTGCGTAGTGCAGGATCAGGAGCGCATCGCAATTACCTAGGGTCACATCGAGTTGTGGGTACAACTCCTGAGCCTTGCTCTTGAGCTTTCGCTTCCACTCAGGACCAGTGGCGCACGCCTTTCTACCGCCGAGTCCGAGAGGTTCCTGCCAGATCTTGGGTTCGACTCGGTGCAGTGCGTAGCCCTGAGAGTAGGCCAGTCCTTGGATGATGCCGTAGTTCTCGTGCAGGGTGGCGACCGAAGCAGCGGGTGTCAGCTTGGACACGAACTTGGGAACCTTCTCAATCCACAAGTGGCTATCTGCTAATTTGAATCCGCTTAGTAGTTGCGCCATATCGGGCAATGATTCGGGCATTGGGAACAGTAGGATGCCGTCCTTGGTGTGGATAGCGAACCCGCCGTTTACGCCTGGGTCACAGGCTACGATTGTTTTGTTCATTGGTTTTGGTGTTCTGCGATTTGATGGTGAGAGAGTGGCCTACATAGATCCCCGCGATAACGCACAGTGGCATCAGCACGGCCATGCCCATGATAGTCAGTGCAGTGGTCATAGGATCGAGCATCCAAGTTCCTTGTAGCATTTGAGACGTTTCTTCGCGTGAGCCATAGCCAGCGGATGGAAGGTGTCCTTGAAGTCGTGGATGATCGCGTGGTCCTTTCCTGGCGCACGGCGCAATGCACGGCTGGCCCGCTGGATAGTCTTCTGGGCACTGCGACCACCAGAGACCATGACCAGCGTGTGGACGTTCGGCAGATCCAATCCCTCATCGGCCAATGAAGTGGCGATCATGGTGCTGATATTCCCAGCTTTGAACTCCTCGATTGCTTCGCGTCGAAGCTTCTTCGGCATCTTGGAATAGACGAGTACGGAGCCTCTCAATGCCAGCATGTAATGCTCTCCGAGGGTTACCCGTGGAACCAGAACGAGGGTGGGGTGCTTGGGTCCACCGGATGCGGCCATCATAGTCGCCATGTCGTTCCTCGCCTTATTCTGGCAGATTCCGATATCGACCAGAGCTTCCCAAGCGCACATCGCTCGGAGTTCCTGGTGGCGGATACGCATGTAGCGTTTGCGATCAGCGAAGAGTCTTTCGATCTGGTCATCGATCCGTTGCTGGAGCATCGGGTCTGTCGATGAGTGCATGTACACATTAGCGTGGGCCAGAACATTGCCCAGTTCCTCACGCTTGATCTCGAAGCTGTTGTTGGCAAAGAGATAACGAAGTGCGGCGTTGCGCTCTGGGTCATCGCACCACGGGGTGGCATCGAAACCGAAGACCGATCCGGGGCAGGACTCGATGATTCTTCTCCAAGTCTCGGCTGGCGCATGCTTCGCCTCATCGACGATCAGGACGGCCTTCTTGGAAAAATCGACTGACTCATGCGGGCACCGGACTTCGACGCGGGAGATGTCTACCCCGGCAGCGATAAGCGCACTGGTTGCCTGATTGCAGGTCTCGCGGGTGGGGGCGAGCCATCCGAAGCTCACATTGGGAAATTTGGTGGCAGCGTGTTTGATGATCGAGGAAGCGATCAGTGTCTTGCCGCATCCTGCTGGTGCGATGATGAGTCCACTGTTGGCAAGCATGGCCCATTCGACCGCTCGTTGCTGGTATGGACGAAGCAGAAATGCTTGCGTCGAAATGGTTTCGGGATGATCTTTGGTCTGCATAGCGTGTCGTTGCGCTCTGTTTGTTTGTTTTGGACTCATATCACCCCCCGGAGGCTGCACACTCCGGGGGGCTTTGTTTTATGGGTTAGATGGTGTCGATGTCGGACGGCACCTTCTTCATGCGACGAACGCGAAGAGCGATCTGCTCAGCACCGTTCTTGTCGGTGTACTTCTCCTCTTCGAGTACGACGATGAGCGAGAGTCCTACGAAGCCTTGGAGGAATCGGAAGAAGGCTCCGTTGACGCTAAAATCGAACTCGGCCCCATCATCGATGTTGGCTTCGGTCGCGCTGATGAGGGCTTGGATGCGCCACATCATGGTCTCCTTGAGCAGGAAGCGGTCGCTGATGACCTCGCCATTTGCGCCCTTGTAGCGGAGGGTGGCAACGCTGTTGCCGGACTTGTCGAGACCATCATCCTTACAGGAATTGATGACCACGGTGTATTCGCCGGGACCAGCGAACGGCTTAACTTCTGCGGCGGAACGATCAACTTTGAATGTCATGTGAGTATGTATGTGTTGGTTTGTTTATTCGGACTGACGAGCCGCCCACACGGGCAGCGAAAGGGATTGGATCTGGGATGAGTAACAGGGCCAAGAGTTGAGTTCTTGGCATTCGATGAATGTCTTGAGCTGCTCATCAATGATGGATTGACCGACATCGATGGCCAGTTGATCGAGTTCGTAGCAAGCGACTCCGTAAGGAGCCTCCTTCTCGACTGCGATGAACACGAACCGGTTGATACCGGTGATGCGCTGATACCAAGCGGCTTGAACGTGGTACCGGAACTGAGCGACGGACTTGGCGAAGGCGTTGGCCGATGCGTCCTGGGTGGTCTTGAGATCGATGATGTAATCACTGCCCATACCATCGATGCGGGCTTTGACCTCTACACCGTTCCAGTTGTCGAAGTACGAGACCTCGGCCTTGATGCCATTGAGTAGGCCAGAAGCTGCTGGATGAGCGTGAACCGCAGCGGCTGCTCCGGTGATGTTGTCCCACTGCTCTTGAGGCAGAGGGGTCTTGCCAGAGTCCAGAATGGCTTGCCACGCGGCCTTGCCTTCCTTTGTGCGTCGATCTCCATTGAACACCGTGTACTGGCCTACGAAGCGATCAGCCTCCAGCACGGCGCAATGAGCGGCGGTGCCGAACTCCAGTGCGGGACTGGATTCGTTGCGGGTGGTCCCATCCTGCCAAGCGCGGAAGTGAGCGGGCGACTTGCGGAACTGATCAAGACCGGACTTCGAGAGAGCCTTGGTGGCGTGGTACTCTCCGGCGGGCATATCGAGAACTGACAGCTTGGTCTGGCTCACGGCTGCACCTCCGTCACGATCTCGGGGCTGACGATCACCGGCAGCTTGCTGAGGATCAGGTCAGGCTTGGCGATGTACTTGGAGGCGATGGAGTCATCCAGATCACGGAAGGTCTGGCCGTCCCTGATTCGACCGGCTTTGAGGAGCAGGGCGTTCACATCTTCCTCGCGATCCTCGAACAGGGCTTCGAGCTTTGCGGTGATGTCGAAGCTCTTGGTGGGGGCCGTAGCCACTTCGGTGACTGCGGGCTGGAAGTCTTCGGTCTCTTCCGGCGTGTAGATACCGGCCACCACTTCAGGAGCCAGCATGCGAATGGCTTTCGAGATGCATCGAGCGCGGAGCATCGCACCCGGATCTTTGGCCCACCCGGAACCCGGCTTGGCGGGCAGGAGCTGAGCGAGTTTCGCATCCTCGACCGAGAACCCGATCTCGCAGGAATTGCCGTCATAGGTCCAGAGGGCGATGGCAGCGCGGCTATCGAACTGCTTCCAGAGAACCTTGCCACCACGGGCGCGGTATCCGGCCAGCATGGCATCGCTCCTCATGGAGAGTGAGCCATTGATGATGTGGTACTCTCTCTTGAAATCAAACGGGGTCTTCTTCTCGGCGGCGCATTGCCACGCGATTAGCTTACCCTGTTCGACCTTGGTGCATCCCAGCATTCCGCTGGCTGCGATCCACTCGCCCATCTTCTCGATGGCGGTGATGGGGTCACCGATCTTGGCGTACATTTCGCCAGAGTCGGTCTGTTGCGTTGTCGTTGCTATTGCATTCATTGTGGGTTTTGTCGGAGGAGTTCCTCGATTACATCGGAGCGGACACGGATAGTGCGCTTCGTGGCTTTCATAGCCGGAAGTTTTCCTGACCGAATCCACCGCCTTACCGTCTCGGGATGAGTCCCGAGAGCCGAGGCGATCTCTTGGACGGTTAGAAGTTTTACGCTCACGCAAGCGAATGTAGCCGCGTGTTGCAAACTGTCGAGAGAAATCTTTTGGGAATTTACTCGGACGGTTGCTGGAACCCTCGGCGGGCTGAGATTGGCGTGAGGGTTTGGCCGGATTGAGTCAGTTCCCGAACAAACTGCTTCTTCGCCGTAAGCAGGCCGTCATCGTATGCCCTCTGGAGGAGCTTGAGTTTGCGTTCATCACCGCCCTGTTGGAACCGAGGACGCATGAATTCCTGTTCGGCAAACAAGCGGCGGTATTTTCCAACGAGTTCGCTGTACCGGTCATACTGCTCCGGTTCCATGCGGTCATAGGTCTTCTGCTTCCAAGTCAGGCTGGGATTCGGAACCGATGGAATTGCGCTGTTATCGGCAGTTCTGCGCCAGATCGAGTAGATCGATGTGTTGAGCGGATCGGCATCGATGTCGCGGGCCTTCCAAGCGTTGAAGAACTGGTAGACCCACGGGTTGCTGCCTTTCGGGGTCTGCTCAACTGCATCTCCCCAGAGGTCTCGGCGCACCGGCATCGCATTCGGATCTTTCGCACCTGGGATTGCAAGACCGAGAGCAGCATATCTTTGGTTCAATTCATCAACCGTATCCTTGATGAAACTTTGGCCACCGATGACCGGAAGCTTGTCGCGTTCAGCGCGGCGCATGGAGCCAAGAATCGCGGGAGCCACCGGAGAAGCGGCAGTCACTGCGAGGTTCTTGATCCAACGATCCATCGATGAAGTCGATTCTTGCGAGAGGAGCTTGATAAAATCGCTGGTTCCTTTGAGGAACTGCTGCTCCATCACGAAGTTGAGTCCAGATTGAGGCACAGCCTTGAAGACTGATGTGGCAAGCTCTTCGTTGGTGCGACCGCGCTCGGCCTGACGCAATGCGCTACCGGCCATGATGCCCAATGCTCCAGCGGTTCCGAGTGATGAGAGATCGACCACAGTATCACCGCCTTGAAAGTCTGCTTTGCCGCCGCTCACAAGACGTTTAACGGCAGAGAGGTTGATCGTACCAGGAGGCATCACACCACCAGCTTTCGCCAATTCGCGAGCCTTGTTCGTTTCGCCGGGGGTGTCGAGGTTTGGAGTGATCGCACCCTTGTGGTAGAGATAACCGAACGCCGTGGTGATCATAGCCCCGATAGCGATTCGTGATGCAGCAATGTTGCGTTCACGAGGCGTCATCTTGCTCCAGTTTTGCAACGCCCCGGCTGGTGTAAACTGAAGAGCCTCTGCGGCCACGTTGATCGGAGTCTTCTGGAACAGCGAGATGAGTCGATACGGGACGTATCCGGTAGCACCAAGCTTGTCTTTGATGAAGCGATTGATTCCAGCCACCGCCTGAGTCGCGGTGTTGTCTTGTTGAAACACGGCTTTGGCCGATTCAGATGCAATGGTTGCAAGATCTTCCTCGCTGAATCCTTTGCGCCCTCGTTGAGCTTCGGCATCGGTTACGAACGCCAGCTTGGGATCGCGCATGGCGATCTGAATTTGAGCTTCGGAGAGACCTTTCTGGCGACCGATTTCGCCAATGATGCGAGCGCGTTCGGCTTGCTTGAACGGAATGTCAGTAGCTTGCGTGAGGCGAAGCATGATGTCAGGCAGGATGCCAACAGTCGCCTCGGTCAGATTGCGAGCGGACAATGCGGAGCCGATTTTTCCTGCGGCCATATCTTCCGCGATTCGCCGCCATGCACGCTGGAAGTTGAGAGGGTTTCCGCTATCGGTTCCCAACTCATACGGCATCGCATTGGATCCTTTTAGAAGAGTCTTAAGAGCGGCTGGCAGCGATCTCCCGATTGCATCGATTCGATCAATGGTACGAGCGCGTCTGTTGTAGGAGTTGTTCTTATCCTTCGAGAACGTCGCGTCGATGGCTGCGGCACCAGCGTCACCAAGCTCACGCAAAGGGTAATTGATCGCATTGCCAACCACGTTGCGGACGATGGATATTGGACCCATCACGGAGCCTTGAACCATCGATATGAAGAGGTCTGCGGCATCGGCTGGGTTGATCTTTGCGAGCTGCTCATTGAGGATTACATCAACCTCGGATCGCTTCGCATCGGCCAAGTCCAGTTGCTTGATGCTCTGATTGATCGCGGCGACATCGTTAGCGGCAAAGGCATCGCGAGCAACCTGACCAGCGGCGAGAACCTCATCGTTGGCCAACTTGAGCTTGTTCGCTCCATCCATGAGGATGGCTGCTTGCTGCTGGGTCATCTCAGGACGCTTCTTGCTGGCGAGCGAATCCTGAACCAGTCGAACCAATCCTTCCGGTGTGGAAGAGTTGAGCAGCTTGAACTGGTTGATGAGCTGGCCCCAAGTGGTTCCGCTCTTTGCAAGAGCCAGTGCGGTTTTGCTCGCACCAGTCATATCCCCTGAGTTGATCTGGCGACTGAAGATCTCCATACCAGAGGCAACCCTGGTGTTGGATGCAGAGTCTGCCAGATCAGCATTGAGCTGAGACAGCGACATCGATGATGCGCGGTCAGCAACCTCAGCGACGTTCTGTTGGGTGTACTGAGCTTCAGGAGATTGGCCCACCGTCTCGCGGACTTCAGTGGGAAGTTGCTCAGCCTCGGCGACACGCCCTGCGAACTTGCGTGTCTTTTCCTCGGGCCGTTGGAAACGGAAACTGGTTGGATCTCCGGTTTGTGGGTTTTTAACAAAAACTGTATTTCCGATCTGAACAGCTTCATCCCCTCCTACAACTGGAGTTACACCGTCAGCCCTGTCGTAAAAGTATGAATGCCTGTCAGGATTGAACCCAACTTGTGTCCAAGTGTTTATGTCGCTTGGAATTGTTTGCGATTCGTGCTTTGTCCCCTTTGCGACAATTGCTGGGTTCTTTGCGGCACCAGCACCTATCTTAAGTGACTGAGTTTCCATGCCTTTCGTGGGAACCATCTTGATGTTCCTAACACGAATGAACGGCTCGTATGTAGTTTTGTCTCCGCTGGTTCCAGTTACAACACCAATACCAAAATCAGTCATAGCAGGAACGTCCTGCCTGAGTGTCATCTCAGATCCAGCGGGTATTTCACTAAGCTTTCCAACATTAGCTTTCTTCCTTGGATCACTGAGCGAGTCTCGAATTGTCTGGAAGTTTGGAAGTGCTTGCGATGAAAACTCGGGAACTTTCCTGACCGGGATATCGCGGTTGATTGCAGCCTGCAACGCTTCCCTGTCGAGTGTTCCACCAGCTTGAAGAGCTTCAAGTTGCGACCTGACATCTGGAGAAAAGATTCGCCCACTCTCCATCATCTCCGCTTGAGACCCTGGGACTGACTCCTTGAACCTTTCAAAGGCAGCAGCTCTACGCTCTGAAATTGTTTGAGGTTGCTCACCCCTTTGCGTCCGCTGCTCGGTAGCCTTCGGAACATTTACACCCTTCCAAGGAACTGACTCGGTGGTTGCGTAGTGCATCCACGCGATGGCGTCTTCAGGCGAAATCTTTCCGGTGAAGAGCTGCTTTGTCGAAGCCTTGAAAGCCTTGAACCAAGAGCGAATCTCACTGCGTTGGATATTCGGAATCTGCTCACCAAACGCCTGAATAAGCCCTTCTTCGAGGGCAAGCTCTTGCGCCCGCTTCGGAGTAAGTTTGCCTTCTTGGACCTCGGCATTGCGGGCCAGAAGCTCACTCTTGTAGGCGGGACTATCTTGAGCGGACTCAAGCAGTGACTTCCGCATCGAAGGGTTTGTGACCCCTTGGAACACATCGTGACCAATCTCGTGGATAGCAGTGTCTGGGGTGGCCATCAATGGATTGACGCGAACGATTCGGTTACCTGTCTTGGGATCAGACAGGTACATGCCTCGAACCTCGGTAGATCCGGCAAACGGACGATCAAGTTCGATGGTCAGATTACGGCGAGCGGCAATTTTGGCGGCTGAATCAATGTCAGCCTGAGTTATCTTCGCCCCTTCGCCTTCGCGTTGGAGACGGCTGTAGAGGCTATCGTAGATGTCTTGAGCGGTCTTTACAGCAGCAGTTTCAGCCTTGAACGGCTCTTCGGTAACAGCCCGAAGCTCTTCCATCTTGGTAATACCAGCGCGTTCCTCTGCGGTCAGGAAGCGTTTCGCCATGTTCCTCTGCTCAAGGACTTGTTGGTACGCATCCTCAAGTCCATCCTGATACTGCTTTGCAACGAACTCTGGAAGCGTGGTCGGATCGCTGATGACCCGAGCGACATCGGGATCGTTGGCCAATTCCTGAATGCGCTCTTTGGGGATCTTAAGCTTAACGCTGTTGGCAGCTTCCTTGATCAGCGTCTCGGTAGGTTCAGTCTCGGATTTCCACCAGTTCTCGTATTGCTTGGCTGCTCGCTCTTCGCTGATGGGACGATTGCGTTGCTCAGTCTCGGTTCCGAAGAACTGCTCTGGAGCCACCTTTTCTTTCCCGATTCCAAGACGCTCTTCACGAGGAACCGTAAATTCCTCGGGCGTTTTGGAAAGCAGTCTGGCACGTTCCAGATCCAGCTTCTGAACCGGACCCTCTTCCGGTCCTTCTGACATGCCAAGTTTTCGACCTAACTTGGTGGGTCGATTGAATACTGTTCCGAGTGCGATGTCTGCTGCGAGCCGTCCACCGGAGAACTCTCCTCCCTGAGCGACATCGGCAACCTGTTGGCCAGTAGCCTGTGCTACGTTGGCTGCTACGTTGACAGCGGGTTCGACGAACCCCGGCTTGGTGATCGCCTCGCGCAGCGTGGTCTGTCGAGTCAGTGGCCTACCAAGTTCGCTGAGTCCCTTGAGAGAAGGGCGAGCGGTTAAAGCTGTGGGGGCAAACCCGCCAACATAAGAAGCTACTGGCTGCTCCTCCTGAGCTTGAGACAGTTTTTGAAGTGTCTCTGGAGAATACTTTTCAAGCAGTGCTTCTTGAGCTTTGCTCGCTCCATACGAAGTTCCAAAACCACCAATAAGACCACCAATAATAGATCCGGTTGCGGCACCTACTGGACCCAACGGTGCGCCAAGCAAAGCTCCACCCTTAGCACCTGCAATCGCTCCAGGAATGCCCGCAAGCGCGGGAACCGCGCTGGCAGCAGCCGATCTGGCTCCAGCTTCGAGTTTCCCCATGATTGGGTTTTCAAAGACATTCCCCTCCGCATCTATGTCATAGATCTCTGGATCGAGTTTGTTTTCGATCAACCAATCGCGCTGATTCTTGGTCATGTTATTATCGGCTCAGTTTGTCGAACATGCTGCCAATCCACGGATCATTCATTTGGTATTCAGAATACTTTCCAGACGGTTTGTAACCAGCCTGCTGCATCGCCTGAGCAGACTTGTTCATAGCATCAATGTACAAACGATTTTGAACTTCTTGTGGCAGATTGCGGAACTGTTCAACGGGGAAGTTCTGAGAAACAACAGTTCTCGGAGTTCTCTGGTAAACGCTAGCCCCAACTTGTTCGGGCTGCACATTCAGTTCGCTCGCAACATCAGTGTAGAACGGTGTCGTCAGAGTCTGTCTTGCTCCGTACGCAGAAGCTCCACCACGAGACTCAATTTCAGCCAGCTTTCTGTTAATGGCAGCAAACTCCTGCTCTGGAGACATGGGTCCAAGAACTTGAGGTTCAGGTTCAGCTTGAGGCTGAGAAGCGATAGCAGCAGCAGCACCGGATCTAGCTTTTCCAGAACTTCTTCCAACCATCGGTTCCCCTTCTACACCAGCAGGTCCTTTTGCGATAGGCTTTGTTGTGGCAGCAGCACCAATTCCTCCATTGAGACCAATTTGAGATGAAGCACCATACGCTTTTTTCATCTCTTCAAGCTGCGGAGCGATTTCCTTGATCTCACCTGCGGTCATGTCCCCAAAATCAACATTGAATGAACTGCCATCCCCAGTCTCACGCATCGAGACTTTGTATGGAGAATCCTTTTTCTTCCTAAAGAAGTCGGGGTTTGCGGTTTGAAATCGGGTAACAAGATCAGAAGGCCCCTGAACACTTACATCACCGGCAGCGTTTCGGCTGACAAACACCTTGCCTTCGTCTTGCTTTGCCCGCCGCGCTTCTTCCTGTTTGCGAAGCGAAACATCGGAAGCACCCTTTATTCTGCGAAGAGACGCAATGTCCATTCTCTCGTATGGAGTGACAACGCCAGCTTCAACTGCGGCACGTTCAGTCGGACCCATTTCCGCAATGAGTTGGCCAATCAATTCTGCTTTCTCAGCAGCTTCCTTTTGATCGACCGAAAGCTTCTGAAGTCGCCCTATTTGGCGACCAAGCTCCTGAGATTGCTCAACTGGGCCGGTGATATATTTGCCAGTCAAAGCCTCTTCTGTTCCAGCCGTTTCAAGCAAACGCCTGCGGTTTTCCGCATCGGTTCGATTGGCCTCTAATTCAAGCTGACGCTTCAACATTTCGGCTTGCTGAGATCTTACGCGCTCCATCAATCGCTCTTCCTGCAACGCAGCAAGATCCTCTTCCATCAACGCCCGCTTGGCGGTTCTTTGCTGTCGGATCTGCTCGTTGGTTCCAGTGAACTCACCAGCAATGCCGCCGGTAAGTAGAGACAGTCCGCGCATGAACGGGTTGATCTTCTTTTCAGCCTGTTGCTGAAGTAGAGACTTAATATCGTCTGTAGTAGCCATAAGATGTTAGTTTAACCTTGCAGCGAACGCATTGCCCCCCTGCTTCTGAAGATCCTCATAGCAGCATTCATAATCTGATCGGGGTCGTAGTTGATGTACCTGTATTGGTCCTTCTGCTGTTGGGAGTTGGCCAACAGGTCATTGTAGAGTTTCTCGAACGGATCAGCCTGTCGATCAGGAATGGGGATGGTTCGCAGCGGTTTGGATGGGATGGTTTCTTGATTCCCGCCAAATCCAATGTCTCCGAACAATCCGCCACCTCCGGTTCCGCCGCCTCCTGCTCCTCCCGCGCCTCCGCCGGTTCCAGGACGAGTTCCGCCGCCAGTTCCGGTGCCTCCGGTGCCTCCGGTGCCTCCGGTGCCTCCGCCAGTTCCGCTGCCAGTGCCTCCAGTGCCGGGGGGCTTCGTGGTCGTTCCACCGGTTTCACCTGCTGGAGGCTTGGTTGTTCCACCGCCCCCCTTTGTTTCCTCTTCAGTCGGCGTGGTTATTCTTGGATCAGTAGCAAGCACCCAATTTCCATAAATCCCGTACCGTTCCTGAGTGGCCTTATCAAATGGATTCCATGTATAGTAGTTTCCATCTTCATCTATTTTCCACCCTTGTCTCCTGAGATTTATCTCTTTGATGCTTTCAGGTGTGGCTGTTGCAAACGGAGGCGCGACATCTCCTGTGGTCGGTTTAATCTCTTCTTTCCAATCAGGAGTTGCGTTCCATGAACTCGATGATGGTCCGGCATATGCGCCGGTTCCGGTTTCTGGAATGCCAGTGAAATCACCAGTATTCTCAAATCCACCAGTGCTTGGTTGTTGCTGAGAAGAACCAAACGGCATTGGCTGTGAAGCGGATTCTTTTTTACCTCCACCAAAGCTTTCTGGAATTGAAAGATTGGGTTTAACGCCCTTCTCAAGATCGGCTTCCGAAATGGATCTTCCGCTTGGGACAACTATGGTATCCCGATTGTTGTATCGGTTGGCCATTATGATGTCGCCATTGTCCATGAAACCAATGGGAACGCTGTAATCAGGCCTGTTTGTGAACTCTTCAAAAGTCCTACCAACGGTTCCACCACCGCTAACCACACCTTGGGGGACAGATGGTGTCTGGCCAGCAAAGTCACCGGGATTAACATCGACTACTCCGATTTTGCCTCCAACTTTATCTGGAGAAATGAGACCTTTAACGCCGTATCTGTCTTCGGTTATCGGATTCAACGTGGAACCGATTCCGCCGCGCACAAACGCGTTCTCTTCGCCACCTATTCCGATATTGATTCGCTCGACAGGCTGATCACGGATGTTGAAATCAATATTGGAAGCGGGTGCATCGAAGTACCCCCAATTAGGACTACTTGCGTCCCATTGCCACTGATACCCATAGCTATCAGGTTGCTGAGGAACACCAAAATCGGATGGTCTTGGACCTGCGTAATTTTCATACCCCAAAGGGTACAAAGCACTCAGATCCTGAGCCAAATTTTCGATTGCATCAGCCATATATCAGTTTTTGGGGATTATGCTCTCGATCCGACCGATCATCCAGTTGGCCACCAACTTCTTCGCCTTCGGTTTATCCTTGATCCACTTCGCGAACTTCTCCGCGTTGCTGTCGTAGAAGCTCTTGAACCAAGCGGGACCAACGAGTTCCTTCCAGAAGAAGAAGGCTTCCCACTGATCGGGGATGCACTCGCGAGCGACGTAGCAACCGGAGCGCATGATGTTGCCGTATCCTCCAGCCAAGTTTCCAATACCACTCGTGTATCCTTGGAACTGATTCATAAAGGAACCTTCCCGGTCTGCGGCATACTGGTTCTGAGCGTTTGTCAGCGCAAAACCTGTGCCCATCTTCATCAGGTCACCAGGGTTGGACATCTGCATACCCTGCATGTACTGAGGCATCGCAAACGGAGAAGCACCCTGCTGAAGATTCGGGAGCTGAGCGGCTTGCGATACAATGGGCTGGAGACCGAGAGCAGATTGAACATTGGCGATGTTCTGCTGCCTGTTGGCAATACCCTGCTGCTGCGAAGCCATCTGGCCTGCAAAGCTTTGCTGCTGGGCGGTGTTCCGCTGGCCGGTGGCTGCGAGGATGTTTTGGAACGCTTCCTGAGCATTCCGATTTGCGGTATCGCTTGTAGTCTGGCCGCTCTGAAGCAAGCCCATCGCGGACTGCCAGCGTTGAGCGTTCGCATTACCAATAGCATCCTGCAATGCGAGCGATTCACGAATAGCTGACGGGTTTCCAAGGAGATTGCCAATGGCACTACCACGAGCGCGAACAGCCTGCTGAACCCTCCGCTCCATGCTTGGGTCCAATGTTCCAACCTGAGAAAGCCCCTGCTGAACCTGACGTTCAAGCTCGCTTCGGATCAAGCGAGCGGCACCGGTATCTTGCGGAGAAGCAGGAATCCCAACCTGTTCATAAGTTGGAGATTCAATCCTGCCCTCTGGGCTTCTGGAGCTTTTACCAACATCCCGCAGGAAGTTTTCGTAAAGAGAATACCGCTCAGGATCAATAGCCCTAAGCTCTTGCTGCCGTTGTTGAGCAAAATCGGTTCCGAACTTTCTGGCTAGATCTAACTGCTTCTGTGTTAAGTCAGGAGCAAGATCAGCCAATGCATTTGCGATTTGCTTTGTAACATCAATATCACCTTTTCCAGTGAAATCGTATGTTTTACCATTGTATGTTACAGAGGTTCCAGTGCGAGCAGCCTGCTCCATTGCTCGCAGAAAAGGATACGTCTCTGCCTGAGCTTCTACAGCCTCTCTGTTTGCTGCCGCCAAATCAGGAGTTTTGTAATCAGGGCTGCACATCTGCGGCTCTCCCCAAGGAATAGAAGGATAGTCTTTGCTCCAGTCATCCTTAGCAAACAGCATTACGCTGTGAGCCAAAACTTTAGATATGTTGGTATCGATATTCATACTCCTCCTTCAAAGATTTCTGTTTTCCAAATTGGGTTAAAGCCAAATCGTTTCATATACGAGCTGTATGGGCTTCTTTCGTTGCAAGCTATGAAATATCTGGGAAAACCTTTTGTCTCCATTATGGAGTCATACACTCGTTTAAGGTGCATGCTGTCTCTGGCCGACACCTTTTCGGTGTGATTCCAGAGCAGCAAAATTGGAACTCGGGCGATGGATGATGCCCCGATGATCTCTCCATTCCTTTCGACAACGTGCGATGGGTGAATGATTGAGTCATTGTTTGCACGAGCAGCCTGCAAGACCTCGGACTCTTGCTCAAGCGTTTGAATGAGTTTAACCGTTGGGAATGAGTTCATTGCTGAGGACGCACGGAATCGACGAATCCAGAGAGAATGGCGGATTGGAATGACAGGCGACCGCCCGCATTGGTTTCAACCTTAAATTGGATCGAGTTCCATCGGCCCTTGCTGATGAGGTTGTAGGCTTTCAGGAACTTCTGAGAACTGGTGATGCTCAGGCCAGAATCAATCGTGGAGAATGTTCCAGTCATGTCCTTGGCGTAGGAAACGGTAACACCGGTATTCTGGGTGGTGTACGGGTTGTCGAACGCGAGCTGGATGCTGTACCCGATCTTGTCGGGGATGGGTTCCCCAAGGTTGTAAGCCTTTGTGGTCACCGAGGACTGGTATTGCGAGCCACCATCCAAATAGGAAGAAACCGGTGTTGGTACGGTGCGAGTGTTTGGCAGGTAGTCGTTGAATGACCAGACCTGATTGCTTCCCGAAGACACTGCGGTCATGTCGCCAGCGAACATCAGCACAGGGCCAAAGCTTGAGAAAGATGTGGCAAAGAAGTCGTTCACTTGCCAGTTGTCCCAGTATCCAAGCCAAGAGCGGGCCAGTGAGTGGTATACGATGATCGCGTTATTCCGAGGGATCAGGTCTTCGAGTTCGAGATGGTAACCGTTTTCAAGAAGCATCGCATACTCGTTTTCGAGACCAACACCGAACGGTCCTTCCTGAACGAACGGAACTGCGAGCAGGTATCGGTTATTCCAGAACACACCGTCGCAGAGTTCGAGGCGCGTCTTGTCAATGCGGCTGATGAGATCGTTGATCGGGCTGCTGAGCGCGAGTCCAACGCTGGTCTGAGTACCCGCTTGGATCTGGGCCATCGAGCGGATGCCGTCACGAGACAGGAAGAAAACGTCAGCACCCACCGCAGCAATGGATCGGTGCGAGGAGCAGCCGATGTTTCCGCTGACGAGCGAGATAGACCAATCGGCTGGATCAAGCGTGGGATCGGCATCCACAGTCCAGATGGACCGCTCCTTGAACACGAGCAAGCGGTATCCAAACCACGAGTAGAGACCACGAATCGGATCGCCATCGCCACCAACGCGAATGGAACCAAGCGGATCCCAAGATTCACCATCGAGAATGTCCGAGAAGTAAAGGGTATCGGGAGGAACCGTAGTATCTGCCGAAACGCACCAGAGACGATTGGTATGCGTTGTGAGGTAGAGAGGCTTGGCAGGAGCGGCGAGGGATACAAATGCGACCGCGTGAGATTGGTTTGCCGGGGAAATTGTAACCGTTGGTGGCGTGATGTATCCGCTTCCGGGGTTCGTGATGGTAATCGCAACTAGGTTGCCATCATTGGCCACAATGGCGGTGGCCGTAGCGGTTACACCGCTTGGCGGAGCCGATATGGTGATCGTGGGAATCGAGTTGTGACTTGAACCCTGCCTGATGACATCGATGCGGCTGATTTTACCGGCAGCGATGGATGCGTTCGAGTTCGAGCTGTTGACATAACGCAGTGCGCTATAGCCATCCGCGTAGAACAGCTTCTCGTTGAGCTGAGCGAAGTAGACGTATCTCGCGAGAGGATTGATCGTAGATCCGCTGATGACGTTGTACGAAATACCAGGAGATCCGTAGTACAGCAGATTGGTGTTTGCGTTGATATCATTCAGCGCGATTACCAGACGCTCTGAGGCGGACGTATCAAAGTAGAAGCCAGAGTAGACTTGGCAGTTGATTGGAAGGTTGGAGGCGAAGTTGCCGGTGGTTGCCTCCCAGTTTGTGATAACAGCTTCCCAGTTGGTGGTGATGCTGTTTCCAACCAGTGAAACGGACCCGAGACGAGTGACAAGGTTTCCAAAGTCATCATAGTCCATGTTGATGGCCGACTCCAAGCTTGTGGCCGGAATGGCATCTGGACGAGTAGCTGAAACGACACCAGTGCTGAACCCATTGCTTCCATCCAGAAGCATCTGGTCATCGAGTGCGTCTGAGGATTGGAATGGCATTAGGTGATGTCCTGAAAGGTGTAGTCGTAGAGGCTGTCAGGAATAATGCGGCTGATCTGCTGCTGCTGACCGCGTTCCATGTCCTTCATAATGGACACCTGAGCCGCGCCTTCTTGGAACTTGGCTTGAGCCTTACCGTACTGCCGAGAGTATTCGAGGAGATCGCCTTCGGTGTAGGCCATCAGTGCATTCTCAACACCGTGCAGCTCGAAGTTGCTGTCGTTGGTGATGGTCTGAGCCTCACCGAACTGGCGCATCTGCGACTGCTTCTTTCCGAGAACGAAGAGGGTTCCGTTGACGTTGGGAACTGGGATGAGCTTGATCCTCGGGACACCGGCCAGTCCGTAGGCAACGTCCATGTTGCGGACCCAGTTCACGAAGTTGTTGGGAGTGGACTTACGGCTATCGACGTTGTTCCAGGTGTTGGGATCGAGCTGGAAGAATGACACCCATTCAGCGGACGGGATTTCGATGCCATCGGTATCGCCATCAATCGTGAACTTCGCGGCCACCGGGAAGTCCATGTACATATTGTATCCGGTGTTCGAGGAGTAGGCCGTGGTGACGAAGGTGTTGATCGTATTGATCTCATCGCCATCAGCGACAGAAATAGAGGTTACTCCGAGGGTATCGTTCCATAGGCACGAATCCCAGATCATGGAGTAGCGGCGGATACAGAACTTCTTGGCCAACGTGAGCGTGGCCGAGTCCGTGAACGACAGCTTGTCGCAAGCCGCTTGAGCTACTTCAGAGGGTTTCATTAGGCGAAGTATTCCTGAGCGGTGATCGTCGAAGTAGTGCTTTGCTGGACGGAACCACTTATGTTGAAGTTCAAATACAGGTCACTAGATCCATAAATGTGAATCTTGTATGTAACAGCAGAGGCGGTATTGGGCGAATCAAGAAACTCTATCTTAACATTGTTGATCGACTCAATCTCACCGTCTTCGTAGCTAGCAGAAGCGATTCCAACTATTCCAGTACCAGTGCTTGTTCCAATCTCAGTTCCGTTTCTAGTTAGCCTGAAAACGCAGTTTTTGGAATCACCAGTTAAAAACGAATAGTTGATAACGGCAGAAACAAGAATGTTTGAACTGCCGCTTCGTGGAGTAATAGAAACCGATATTACATCAGCACCAGATCCAGTGGTATTTGCCTCAATGTTTGCTCTGGCTTTGTTTGCAGTCTGCTTACATTGAGGTGAGTTCAATGAAGTCTGAACAAACTGACTGGAGTTGGAAGCCCTAAGGTTACCGCTTGAATCAAGAATGATAACTTTATCGGTATCCGTATCAACATTCTGAGTAGTGATGTTAGGGAATGTAACAACATTCGCGTTCACTGTCAGGAGATCTGCGGCAGCATTACCAATAGTGGTATTGCCGTTTACCGTCAGGTTACCACTTGCGGACAAAGAAGTTCCACTAATAGAAGAGCTAGATCCAATCGAACCGGTTACAGTAAGGTTGTTCGATATGACAGTAGCACCAGTAACATTGAGGGTGCTATTGATTGTTAATGGATTGGCGAATGATACGTTTCCAAAAAACGATGCATTTCCATTGCATGTGAAGGTTGAGCTGAATGTTACCGATGAAGCAGTAAGGCTTCCGGCAAACGAACTTGATGCGGCGGCGTTGGTTTGGACGATGTTTCCAAACACGGACAGATTACCCGCGCTCGTGGAGATGTTGCTGGTGACCGCGAGGGTGGACGAGAGATTGGTGGCACCAGTGACTGCCAGAGTGGACGAGAGGGTAGTAGCACCGGTAACGGTCAGGGTGGATGAAAGGTTGGTGGCACCGGTCACACCGAGTGTAGAACCGATGGTGGCCAACCCAGAGACTGCGAGGCTCGAAGCTAGTCCGGTGGCACCCGTGACATTCAGGGTACCGACAATGTTGGCTGCGGTTGTGGAGAGCTGGAGCGCGGAATCGGTTCCGCCGCCATCGCTGATGCTCCTGAGACTTCCGGTAAGACTGGCGTTGTCGGAGGTCTTGAGTAGGCCAGTGTATGTTGATGCTACTGAACTGCCTGTAAGTGGGGTTGCCATACTATTCCTTCGGTAGTGCGTACCATCCCTCGTGGATTGTCACGCGGTTTTGAGACTTGGTTGGGTTGCCCTGGGCATCTTTGACCCAGACGCGAGCCTTAACGTCCTCAGCAAGGCGTATAGGCTCACCGTGGGGCACCATCACCACTCTTGTTGAGCAGCTTGCGCTCAGAATCAGCAATGCGATCCAGTAGCTTCTTTTTGAGTTCTGGATCGGGTTTTGCATCCTCTGCGGTGTAGGGTGTTTTCGCAAGCCATACCAGCCACTTGAGAATGGCTGATACGATTTGCTCGATGACGTTCATTCAGCCTTCTTCTTATCAGCGTCCTTGGCCATGATGAGTCCGAATCCAATGGTCACGGCGGTGACGGTGGCTGCGATGTCCATGTTGGTGGAGGGGTCTCCATCGAAGAGTGCTTTGAGTGCGCCTCCGATTGCGACCATGATTGCGCCGACACCTGCGAGAGTGGTTTTCCAGTTCATTTCTTGAGGGCTTTGTAGAGTCCGATTGCTGCGGCTATAAACGCCAACAGAGCGGCCCCGAATCGGAACCACTCTGTTAACTGAGGAAGCAGTGATACCGCACCAGCAGTAGCGGCGGTTGCAAGTGAAAGTCCAAGTCCGCTGCTACTGTTGGTATCGGTGTTCATTGCTCTGGTTTAGGCTGTGCGGCTGCGATGATGAGGTCGGCCAATGGCACTCCTACTTTTGCATTCTGGAAACCGCCAGCCTTGATAGCGATGTCGATGAGTTGGAGGAGTTGATTGGCCTGCTCAGTGGTAAGTTCGATTGTAATCATGCCGCCGGAGCATCCGAAACAACCGGCTGTTCGTCAACAGCGGCGACAGGAGTTTCCGCATTGACGAGCGGCGGCTCCACCTGCGGCAACATCGGAGGCACGATTTCAACCGGCGGCGATGAAGGCTGCGCCGCCCACGGCAGCGGCGGAGCGATGACCGGAGGGTTGATCTGGTCGTTGATCTGCTGCGTCACGTTCGCCTCAATAGCCGTCTGATCTACGCCATTGCTAAAGCACCAGCCGAGAACCTGCTGCTCGGTCAGATCAGGATACGGCGTGAAGTTCTCGCTCGGCGGCTGGAACGACGCGCTGCCGTAGCAAGTGCCGCTGTACTGATCCTGCGAGCCGTTGCAACGCCAATCGGCGGTGATGACGACATCGACAAGTGAGCCTTCGGTCGGCTTAACGAGAAGGCGTTCGATGATCCAGACAATGGAGATGTTCATATTAGGCGTTCTTCAGAGCGTTAACTTCAGCGGCCAGTTCCTTGATGGCAGCAACCAAGATCGGGACGACCTTCGACAGATCGACCTGCTGCGGCTTGATTGAACCGTCTTCGTTCACGGCATCTTTCTCTCCGGTGACGGCAGCAGGAACAACGTCGGCCAGTTCGTGTGCGATGAACCCCTCGCCACTCTTTCCATCAACCTTCCACTTGTAAACCGAAGGCTTCAACGCATTGATGCGAGTAAGACCTCCGGTGAGCGGCTGAACCGACTCTTTCAGTCGATAATCTGAACTGATATTGAATGCGGTTGCGGACGTAGTGCAGGAAATAGAACCGCAGCTTGTTCCACCTGAATTTCTGAAGTTGATTGCAAAATAGGTGTCATTGTCATTCTGGATTGCGGTTACAATTCCGCCGCTTCCACCAGCACCTGAAATTGAAACTCTTGCAGAATTGAATGCACTCGTCGTCCCCACCAACAGATTCCCGCTCGCGTCGAGCGTCATTGGGGTCGTCCAAGTGATGGCATTGCCAGCGGTGCCAGCGGCGGCAGTGCGCCAGCGATGATTTCCACCTTCTTGATAATAATTGCTGGAAGCAAGTGAGGATGAATTGATGTACTTCCACGCACCATCAAAATACGCATTCTGATTGAGTTGAAGACTGTTGTCAGTAAAAGCCCAAATGGAACTGTTGTATTTGAGCTGCACAGCAGGAGAACCACTAACCCACGCACTCGGCGTAACCCCCACGCCGACGTTGCCGGAGCCATTAACAATTAACGCGTTTGTCGCTGTGCCGCATCCAATCGTAAGATTTCCAGCGTCACCACCAAACGAACTATTGGTGTACAGCTTAATGCCACTGGAGCTGTGCTGTATCTGCAGATACGGATTGTATGTTCCGTCGATGTTCGTAAAGAACGCTGAATTTCCAGTCGCAGCAGTTCCAGCTCGGATATTCAACCGGCCATTCGTCGTGTCGGTCGTCCCCACGCCCAGCCCCGTAGAATTCAAAGTCATGGCGGTGGAGCCGCCTACGGACCAAGTGCTAACACCAGTCGAGTTGATGTTGTATCGCTCGACGTTGTTGGTGTAAATCTGAACAGTGTTTGTGGCATTTGAACCAGCCACAGAATTGGTGCTTCCTCCAAATTCAAGCTGAAATCCATCATCCAATCGGATGTTGCCGCTGGCCACATGAAGCGCCGCAGCGGGAGTTGCCGTCTTGACACCCACCCGATCATTCGTCGAATCAACCTTCAACACGTTCGTGTCCACCGTCAGATCGCCGCTGATGGTGGCGCTGGCGAGGGTGGCGGTGCCGCCTGCTCCGAGGATCTGGTTGCTGGTGATCTTCTTCGTGGTGCCCGATGCAGCCATCGTCGTATCACTAATATCGACAATGGGAAGGACATCCACTGCGGGATCGACGGTCGTGATCGCCGTCAGTGCTGTGATTTTTGTATCTGCCATAAACTGTTAGTTAGATTGAATGATGAGTTTGCTCGTGTCCTCTTGGAGCAGGAAATCCCCGTTCTCCAAGTCCAAAGAATCAAAAGTCCCAAACGTGATGACGATCTTGTCACCATCCTCCAGCAGAACGAAGAAGTCGTCCTCCTGAAGCAGATCCCGGCGCAGGATAGGTAGATCGCCAGGGGTAACATTACCCCCGCCGTTCGATACCAGTCGTGTGCCAAGAGCGAGTGTCACGATTGAATCACGCCATTGAATGCGATCACCTGACCGCTGGAAATCTGGAAGCTCGTGATCGGTCCCGGTAGGGTAATACCAGCAGGGATGGTCGCCGTGGACCAAGATCCGCTGATGTTGCCACCGGTGATCGAGCTAAAGGTGGTAGGGGCGATAGTGGTGATGGCCACAAACGGGCCAGTGGTCAGCGTGGTGACGGTCACCAGTTGAAAGCCGCCCTGTCCCATCGAATACTCGATGGCTTGATTTGCTACGTCGCTCATATATCCCAGATCTTCCGAATTTGATTCTTTGTGAAAGTGCTTTCAAAGCGGGAACCCTGACGGTCTTCCATCCGGCTGAATCCCTGCTTCACCTTGTCCTTGAGTTCGGCTTCTCGGGCAAAGCCGGTGACCCCGAAGCGGGCCACCGGTTGCCTGTTCCACCGCTTCCCATCAAGGACAACAGAGTCAGTACCCATCGGAGCGATATGCTCGATGGACTGACCATTGTTCTCGAAGGTATAGATCGGCATGTTAGGACTCCATCTCGCTGTCGTACTCCTCAACCATCTTACGCATACCCTTTTCGTCCATAGGCTCCTTGGAAGCCATGGCCTTCTCGCTCTTGTTTTCGTACTCAGCGGGCATACCGTTCACGCTCCGAATCTCGACATAAGCTTCGCCGTTATCGAGCTTCTTGAGAACACCGCGAACATCGTCGAGAACCACTTCATCACCCACTTCAGGCATGGCCTGTTGGCCATCTTCCATGTCAGTGGAAAGAGCCTCGACCGGAATAGAAATCATGGGCGCATTGTTGTCAGCCTCTTCACATCCGCAAGCGGAATGAGAAGGGGCACCACCGATTGCTCGATGATGCCCCTTTGGGCTGACGGCAATCACCATGATGGTGGCCGTCTTGGGTCGCATATTACAGCGTGGAAGAGGTCTTAGTACGATGGACCAAGTACCAGGTCGGGTTACCAGTAGAACCCGTGTTACCAGCAGCCAGACGGAGCGTAGCGAAGTACAGCTTCACACCAACGGTGATGAGCTGGTTCAACGGATCGCTCTTGTCGGGGGTGTCAGTGATAACGATCTTCGGAGACAACGGATCATCACCGGTCAGAGCAGGGATACCGAACGACTCGTTACCAAAGAAGAACGAGGCGATGATGTCCTTGCTGACAGCGAGACCGCCACCAGCGGAGGTAGCCTGATAAACGAACTCATCGGCAGCGGTGCCGGAACCGGTGCTGACAAACGAGTTGGTCTGGGTGACCACGCGGCAACCGTAGATGGAACCAACCTCGCCCTTGTAGAACGGCGTACCCTTGTTGCCGTAGTTGGAGGCATTCAACCAATCGGCATCGCGCATCAGGTCGCGAGCAACGCGAGGATCGGTCGCGAGGACGTAGCCACCGTTGATCATCGGAGCGCGGTTACGCTTCAGGCGGGTCATGGAGTCGAGGACAGCCGAGGCGGTCATCGTGGTGTTGGCAGCAGTCGTGTCGCTGTTCAACGCAGAGAAGCTCTGGGTGGTCAGCGTAGCAGGGTTACCGTAAACCTTAACACCACCGGAGCTGGCCACAGTGTTCACGGCGTCCGAGTTATCAAACGTACCACCACCCTCGGCGGCGGAACCGATAGACGAGCCGCTGGCGGTGAGATTGGAGCCAACCAGGGTGTTACGAATCACGGAGTCAACCCAGAGGGCCATGTCCAAACCAGAGGTCTTGGTGGCCTGCTGGAGCGAGTTGAACAGGTCCGTGGCGCGGAGGATGTCGGTCAAACCGATCACCTGACCGTACTGGGCGAGCGACTTGCTGAGGCTGTTCAGGGCCAGAGCGCGGTAGTTCGCGGAGCTGATGGCCGTACCCTCGGAGCTGATGGTCTGGACACCCGAGACGCTCGGCGAACCGAAGCGGAACATCGTGATGGCCTTGTTACCATTGTTCCGGGGGATCGGAGCCTTCATGGCGAACTGATCCAGGATGGTCTCCTGCTGAACGATGGAGAGCAGCTCCTTGCTGAAGTAGTTCTGGAACTGGCTCGTGAGCGTAGTTGAAGTAGTTACTGGCATATTTTAGTTGTGGTTGTGCTATTAGCCTTCGTCCCGGTCAAACTCTCTCGTCGCTCGCATGAGCGCGTCCCTTTGCTCCTTCAGGGATAGCTTGGAGAAATCTTTCTCTTCAGCCTTGAGTTGTCCTGCCGGTACGCTTTTACCAATAGCGGTCTTCTGCTGGAGCTTACTGAGTTGTTCTTTCAGAGACTTGTTCTCGGCTTCAATAGACTGAGATTTTCCGGCTGAGTCTTGGAGCTTCATCAGTTCAACTGCATGAACAAGCCCATTCGGGAGCGTTGTAAGGATTGGTATGCGCTTCAATATCTCAACGGTTCGCTTGTACTCATTGCTGGACTGATCCTTCAACCAAGATTCCTTCTCGGACAACTTGTTGAAGTTTTCAGACCATGACCGGTTAAAGCGTTCCTGCTGAAACTTTTGCTGATTCGCATTCGCCTCCTTGCGGACATTATCAGCCTTAGCTCGCGCTGCCTTGGCCAACTGAGAATCGCCATCAGCCTCAAACTCCTTGGCCGCAGCCTCGTAGTCATCAGCCGTATAGCCCTTCTCGTCCCGATGAGAATTGGTTTCGGTGGCCTTGGATTGCTCCCGGCTCCTGCTCCATTCCTCACGCTCACGCCTCACCGCTTCGCGCTCAGCCTTGAGGGCCTCCTTCTCAGCGTTGATTTGTTCCCAGGACTTCGCCTTTCGGTTCTGTTCCTGAGCGAATTTGCTCTTCTCCTTATCAACCTTCGGCTCGGTCTTTGTCGCCTTCGGTTCCGTCTCTGACTTCGTGCTTACTTCCTTCTCGCCACCATCGAACTCTTTGCTGGCGGTCACCTCATTAGAGGATTCCTGCTCAACCGGAGCTGACTCGTTTGATGTTGGAGTCTGCTCCCTTGGCTGGCTGTCGATATCGACACCGGCATCGTGATCTCTGGCCAACGCGAGTAGGCCATCTGCACTCATTGATTCGTCTGACATATTGTGCTTTTACTCGTTTGCTGGTCCGCACAGACCGGCAACCGCAACTTTGATCCTATGTGTTCGTGGCAGAATCCGGATCATCATCCTGCCCCGTAATTGATTCCTGATCGGCCATCACTTCGATGACCTTCACAAGACTGGCCTGACCCATTGCAAAGCCTGACGAATATTGCAAATGGTTTCTATCAGTTATCGCAGAAGCATTCTGCATAAGCACAGTGTTTAACAGTGCGTCCCTGAATCGTTTGCCAGTATCGCTATTGAAGAAATTATTGAGCGTGATCGCGTCCTCTTTGCGCCAAGGAAGCGGATCGACCCATCGTTGATGCCGCGCAAATGTCCACGCGGTACGGACTCGTGCGAAGAAGCTGATCATTTACTTGCTGGCTTTCTTTCGACCGGCAGCTTGGCGGCGCATGAACTCTGCGGCCCCCAGCTTCTTGCGACCGATATAGGCAGCAAGTGCGCGGGGATCATCGGCCCCTTCCTTACGGAGTTCGTTGGCCAGTTTACTGAACTTGGATTTCTTCTTCATGTTTGTAATTGGTTACCACGCCTTGCAGGACCACGTTCTTGGCTTGGTCGGATCTTTCGCCGTATCGCAATTATGCCGCGCACGGAAGCTCTTGCGCCGTTCCGGGTCTGATTTCTTGATGCTCATGTCGGGATCACCGAATCGCACCTTGATGACCGTTCCCTTCGGGTTCTTCACATAAACCGCACTCTTCTTCTTCTCACCCGGAGTGTAGAAGGGCTTGTTCAGAGTGACTTTCTTGCCTTGGTATTCAGCCATATCAAGCCTGTCCTCCCGAGAACAATGGCGAAGCCTGAATATCCTTCAAGCTTTCCGGTTTCTTGGGCTTCTGGAACCGAATCTTTGGGGCAACACCCTCTTCGAGTGCCTCCATGATGATCGGTCGCGGTTCATCCAGCGATTTCGGTGCGGTTTGCACCACCACGGTGGTCACGATTGGGTTGTTCATGGCTTTGAATTCACCGCACCAGTCTTCATCCTTCATAGTAGGCCAGCAACTGGGTCTGCTGCTGGGCGGATACCTGCGGCAGGTCTTATCCGCACTGAAAAACTGGCAGTCTTTGCAAAAATTCATCACATCTGAGGCTGCTGAGCCATCGCCTGAGCTTGTTGCTGCTGCTGACTAGGAAGGAGACCGCTGCTCGTAAGGAATGTTTGGATCTCCTTCCGCAATTTCCGCGCTTCATTGGTCGCCACCTGCTCGTAAGCCTGCAAGAGGCTGTCCAAACGCACCATAAACGCATTCTGCGCCGCAGGACTGAACTGCTGACCCTGCTGGATCGCCCCATTCAGGTACTGCATCAGTACCCCGATGCGCCCAGCGTAGTTCTGCCCCGGCTTCGCGGGCACCGGAATACCCACCAACAGCGTCGGGATCGTCTTGGTCTCGTCCTCCAGCTCGTCCTGGGCCTTCTGACCCGGATCACGGATCAATTTCTTGATCAAACTCGGGTCATCCAGCTCCATGATGCTCTTGTCCAACGCCACCTGATCCACCCAGGGCGAGTTCATAAACAACTGCTTACGGCTGATGGCCTGCTGCACCATCATCTGCCTACTCACCATGTCCATTCCACCCTTCGGCTCCAGCTCGTACTGATCATGGAGGGCCACAGGGTCCGCATCCAACGAGTCCTCCGCAAAGCGGTAGCGCAAACTCTTGGAATCATACTGCACATACAAGCCCCACGCCTGTCGGTACAGCTTGCCCAGAGCCATGCGGAAGAGCCGCGCCCGCAAATCCCCGCTCTGCATCGACTGAGCGTTGATGCTCTGGATCTCGGTCGCCGTCCTGCGATCACCACTACTGCTCATCGCGCTGCTCATCGCGTAGTCCGGGCTACCGATCCGGTTCTCCGCAATGGCCCGCGTCTGGTTCAGCTCCTGATCAAAGCTCACCGGAGGCTGCGGCATCTGCACCGGAGCCACGCCATACGGCAAAATCTGCCCCGGCTGGAACCGCAGATTGATGCTATTCGGCAGCTCCCGCTCCGCACGGAACAGCGGGCGGTTGTACAGCGTCATCGCGTCATGCTTATGATTCCACATCGCGGTCATGCTCAGCTCGAACGCCGCCAGAATCTCGCACACGCCTCTTGGACTAAACCATCCCTTGTCCTTGATCTCATACGGGAAGTCCACGAACGGCAACTGGTTATGCTCATACGGCAACTCCATCGGGTCCCGCAGATCAAGATCCACCGCCGCAGGGCTGTAAGTATAAACCTCCCACACCCCGTCATCCCGCTTCCTATAAACCTCCCAAACAATCACGCCATCCGTGTTCGTGGTGTAAGTAATACCCTCGCGCAACTGCTTCGCATCATCCTCGGTCGCCGCCCCCGGAATGTTATCATCCTGCTGCGGGTTCCCACG